CTGTGCGTCCAGTGAGGCACGATATAATATTTCCTTATATGATTTTGAGTCTTCTCTGATCACGTCTTTCCAATTTGTGTGTGCGTGTTCGGGGTGATTTAGTTAGAACAAATCCACAGGTGTGCTGATTGGGACAAGGACGATGAACTCCCCTGCCTGACACTGAAACTTTTTTGTATCGAGAACACCTCCAGTGGCCATATTTGAGGACCTCCTGTTGGAAGTTCTTCACTGTTATGATGTGGCTACTGCGGAATCGTCGTTGGTGTATCTCCAACTGCTACCATTGTGATAGATGGGTTTGTTCTTGGTAGAACCTGCTCCATCCGTGATCAAGAATGCTATCTGTCCCTTGGCTGGTGATGCCGGTAATGCCGCATATGCCACTGGATTCAATTGCACCACATCCTCTACCACTACCACCCCAGTTGTTGGATCAATTGTTAGGTTTGTGGAACTGGAAGAGTTGATCTCATCCGGAAGTTGTGCTGAAGGTATCTTTGTGTTGGAATCCAGAGAAGCAACGCCGCTTGCCTGTGCTCTACCATTGATGATGTTTGTGATCTCATCCAATGCCGCTTTAAGGTCTGGTCTCGCTGATGCGGGATTGTCAGTGCCTGCGTCAAGGTTGGTTGTTGATATGTTGTTTGCGTTTGCTGGCCAAGCCATCGTGTTTCTCCTTTATGTTATTTAATTAGGCTGTCCTAATCAAGTTACCATTTGTGTCAATGGCCACAGGCGGTAGGCCTGAGACGTGTGCATTGATGCTACAATTGGTGTCCTCTGCCGTGTTGGGTTTGTATGCCTGCACGGTGAATGAATTTGTTGATGTTGATACCAATCTCAGCAATGGTGGTATCTGTATGTTTGATGTGGTCACACTGCCACCTCCTCCGAGGTCTCCCACAAAATATCCTGTCAATATGTATGTGAGTGCCACATACACCGTCACTGTGGATCCATCTGAGCCAACTCCTGTGACCACTGTGTCTGTGATTTCATCCAATGGAGTAAGGCTCACATTAGATATGGAAGAATATGTTTTGTTTGTGGGCACCACACGAGTGTTGGTGCTACCATCATCCACAGTTGCTAGACTAAAACTTTCTATTGTTTCTGTGATCGCATCATCCAACAGTCTTATTTCAATTCCCCTGAAGCCTTGTGGTGCTGTGTTGGTGCCTGAATTTATTGTCACAGTGACCCTGTAATATCTTTTGGATCCAAGTCCTGTGTATGTGGGTGCAGAAGTCCTTGTGAGTGTTCTGCTGGTAGCATCACTCAAATCGCTGGCATTGCCTGCCTCTATTTTTATTTTTGTGAAGTCAGCGGTGAATGTGGCCGCTGTGTCTGTGGCACCATCTCTCCTTGCTGTGACTATCACAACAGGATATACTTTTTTTGCAAAGCCAAAGTCAATGATGTCTGATGTGTATTCTAATTCAGTGGATGAAGTTAATTCTTTATACCAAGTGGTGTATGAATCCCAAGAACCATATGTTGATTCCCCTAGGTCTGCCCAAGTGAGTGTGTCCTTTGGCAAATACAAATCCTGTGTGCTGTCGTAAAATCCTGTTCTTGCCATTATGGACTCCAAGTTCCTGATATTGTTGTTATTGAACCACCTGATTGTGAACTGCTGGATCCACTGGCAGGTGTGTATGTGCTTACCACTTTGTGGTTATCAACTCTCACATAAGCACTTCTTCTGTTGAGTTGATTCCTTGCCAAAACTTGCACATTGTAAGTTTCACCCAATGCCACGGGAGAAATGTATGTGTAAGTCTCAGAAGTTTGTGTAAAGGTCACATAATCTGGATCAGAACTTTTCTTATACTGCACCACATAATCATTCACAAAAGGATCTGAAGATGCTGTCCAATCCACCCTAATTCTATAAGTGACATTGTTGTTTTCGTCTACCAAATTATGCACAGATCCTGATGCAAGTGTTAGTCCTGTTGGTGCTCCAACTTGTAAAGGATTAGGCAAATTAATTGTTGGTCTCACATAATCACTACCACTGGCTCCAATACCATAAGCGGTTGGTTGGTGTTCCATAGCAGATATTTGCATATTGCCATCTTCACCTAATTTAAGATCCATTATTCTAAATATTCCATCCAATCCTATGAATGTGCTTTGCACACGGATAAGGTCTCCCACAGTGGTATTGGTTGTGGCAAGGTTTGTGCTGAATGATACAAATTTTTGTGTTCTTGATCTAATTAAAAATGTTCTTGCATATTGTTCTGCAATTTTTCTGTTTGCAATAGTTGGTAGTGTGATTTTTTTCTCTAATCTTATGCCATTGTCTTCTGCCAAAAAAGTCACATCATCTGCACTACCTTCCGCAGGGAATGTCACATCATTGGGTTGATAATCCGCTTCTGGATCCACATAAGTCACAACAACACGGTTTGCTTTGTGTTGTTTGCTTTCTCCGTCCAATGATACTCCACCCAAAATATGATCTGCTGTGACTGTGAACACTGTGGTTGGTGATGCCGGAGTTGCTGTGATATCTGTGTCATCTCCTCCGTGTTCTATTTTCATAAAATATTTTCCACCTTGGTATGGCATTATTCCTCTGAATCCTGCCATTAATATTTTGCAATTTGTCATTAGGCTGTTGTTGGTATCAATCACTGCATCACAGGTGAATGCTTTTGAAGTTGAACTGTTTGCATAGGTCACTGTTTGATCACATAGTGTGGCCGCTGTTTTAAAACTTGCCCAATCAAACTTGTCATTGGCAAGTGCCTTACCATATCTTGTGTTTCTCAAATAATCTGCCAAAACATTCACAGGATTTTTTGAATATGCAAGGGTGTCTGAACCATATGCTGTGTTGTATGAAGCAGGAGTTATTCCTGTAATATCTAATATTTTTCTACCTTGTATTTGTGCCTTAACATTGGGTATTCCACCTCCATATGGATTGTTGTTGGGATCTTGATCTGTGTTGAAACCTTTCCATTCGAATCTAAGTGCCAAATATGCCAATCCACTCAATCTATGATCTGAAGTCCAACCTGGTGCTTCTTGTAATAGGCTAGATCCTGTTTGTGTGTCTCTGCCATCAAAAAATTGCACCACTAATTTACTTGCATAATCTCCACCTGTGGGTGTTGCCTGTGTGCCGTGTGCATAACTGTTCAATGTGACTTCATTATCATCAATAAACAATTTTGTAAAAGCATTTATTTGTCCTTCTGACATCACAAACGCCACATACAAATATTTGTTATCTGTGCCATTTGTGGAAACAAAAACACGGGTGCCTCCTACCTGTCTTTCTCCATACACCACCGGTATGTGACTGACAGCAGAATCCTTGTTTAATAAAACACCTTGTATGGCTTGTGCTTGATCTTGCCCTATGTCATAATCCGGCACATCTATATTCATACCGAAAGGTGAAGTAATTGCAGAAATTAAACCACCAACAGCCTTACTGATTATTTTTGCGGCTTTCTTAAGTATTTTTTTAGCCGCTTTAAAAGGATTAAACCCGCCCATTGGTGTTCCTCCAATTCTTTTTGGTTCTTATTTTCATTCGTTTTTTAATTTTTTCGTTATTGGATCTTATCCAATATATCCTTACATTTTCTCCTAATAGATTAACAGAATAATTTTTCATCCAACTCATCATTGTGTCCATTTTGCCTTCCGTCACAACCTCTACCCATAACATCTTAAAACCAGACTGCCAATCCAATGTGCCTAATTTTCCTGTTGTAAAAAACTTTTCTAAAACCTTGTCATTGACAAACGCCCAATTGGCAAAACCAGTTATTTGTCCTTTGTTTTTAAAAATTTTATATTGTTCTTTTCTCACACTTGGTGATATCATTTGGTAAAGTTCTTCATATGCTAAATGGTCATAATGGTTAAACTTTCTAAAGAACGATATAACTTCTTCCGTGCGTGTTTTAATAGTGTTTGTTCGCACAGAGACGTCTGTATATTGGTGGTTTAGGTCTTTTATGTATGTAGGACTAAACATCTTTTTTTGCCTCCCAAACACCGTCTATATGATGGTAATTGTGGTTGTGTAATAAACTTAATTTTTGTCCTTCATCCATTTGTATGGCTGTGTCTGTGGTTTGTATTCTTTCAACATTGTTGTATTGGCAAAGTGCGTCTGCATCTCTGAACATAGAATTATATGTGGCAGAATTTCTGTATGCAGGTGCCAAATGCATCAATTGGAACAATGCCTGTGTTCTGTGATTCCAAGGTAAGTTGTGTAATTGTAAAATATAAAATCCTACCAATTCTGTGCCAGCAAATAATAATCTAACAATATTATTGTTGACACTTACTAAATTTTTTAGATGTATGTTCCAATGTTGTTTGTCAAAATCCACATCAACAAATCCTCTTTCGAAAACTGCTCTGTAAGCCAATTGTTCAAACTCGGCAAAGTGTTTGATGTTGTAATCTGCAAGTCTTAAATTGTTCATTATGCTCTCCCCCATTTTAAATCCTTTACAATCTGTGCAGAAAAATCCATTCCCTTGTCATTGGCAAAATGTATCTGCTGTGATGCTGGATTAGTTCTTCTGCCGCTGGTTCTTTCAAAGTCTGCGAACTGTGATGCAACGGTTATTGTGACTGTGGCATTGTCTGATTCTTCATTAATGCTGTATCCCATAATGTTGCCATCAAAAATAGTGAACACATCATCTGATGTAAAATTGTATTCATTATCCAATACAGCACGATATATAACCACCCTTTTATTCATAAATTCATTGTTTATTAACAATGCAACCGTTGTGGTATCCACTGCTGTAAAGGTCATATCAATCTGTCCAACCCTTAGGTCTGAACTTTCTGTTATGTTGCTGAAGAATAAAAATTGTCCCTGTGCAAGATAAGTGTTTGAACCTGTGTCAGGTGCTGTGTCTGAATCAAAATCAATGTCTATGTTTGTGGATGTAAAATATAAAGGTGTTGATAGATGTAATTCGATTAGGTCAGCGGCAAAGACTGATCTAGCGGCTAATTTTGTTTGTAGTGAACTCGCTATGCCTCTTGCCATTAGATTTCCTCATTCATTACTATTTCATATTTGAAAGTGCCGTCTGCCTGTGTTATGTATTTTTGTTGATCCTTATCAAAATAAACTTTAATTGGAACATTGTCGTAGGTCACATTGCCAGTTGCATCTGCAACCAATGGTGGATATATGCTTAATGTATCAACAGTCGAACCATCCATATTTGAATCTTCTGTCAGCATATAAACTTTGTCGTGACTGGCAAATTTAACAAGGTCACCTTTTAGTAGTGTGCCACTTCCGCCTGAAACAGGAACTACCGATGATCCTTTCTGATTGTTGTATGCTGGACTAACACTTGAATCAGCAACAACAGAAATAGTGCCAGATGCTGTGCCTCTTGCTGATGAAACTGTGGGTGGCACTATGGTAAATGATTCAACTTGTCCATCCTGTTTCACTATAAAGGCAAAGTCTGCCATTACTTCTGCTCTTGTCATCGCAGGTGACTTCAATTTGAAACTCCAAAATTGTGCTCCTGTTTTTATTCTTTGTGTTTTGCCAGAGACGCTCACTGACACCCTGCTGTTGGTATTTGATTGCCAATCTAATGTTTCAAAACCTGCTGTTATTGGAAATACTCCACTCATTATGCTGTTAAACTCCTTTTACCTCGTTCTGCCAAACCTCGGTTGATTAGGCCTATTATTAAGTCTTGTCTTGTGGTTAATAGTTCATTGAAATCAGAAGCATCAATTGTGTTGATGTTGAATGTGACTTCTATGTTGTCTCCACCACCCATTCCACCACTACCACCTGTGTTTATACCAATTTCATTGTTGGGTATCACAGTGCCAGATGAACCAGGCACAAATATCTCTGGGCCTCGTTCACCAACTATGATTGGTTGTCCTCCCACAGTTCTTCCACCATTGGCAAATCCAGGAAGCATACTGCCTCCACCTGTCAAAAATGCCAACACTGTTCTAAGTGCTATCTCTGTTCGTAGTTTAGAATTTAATTTGTCTTGTTGTTGGACTTGTCGTCTTAAAAACTTTTCTAATGGCTCCAATATAAAAATTGTTAATCCTAAATTTATGAAACCTTGTATAAGTGCTCTTAATGTTGCTTCTGCTATTTCTCCCAATGCATCTTTCAATGTTTTTGTGCCCATAAACACATCTGTCAAGGCACTGGATGCTGTCTGTTGGAATGCACCCATACCTGCCGCCACTGCTTGTATTTTGCCTTCCAATGGTGTAAAGCCTTCTCCAATGGTTCTGTTTAATGCTTCTAGTATAACATTATTTTCAAATAATTCATTTAATTTGTCTGCTGATTCCGCCGCCTCTTTGTTGGATCTTTCTGTTCTTAATATAGCGTCATCATAGTGTTTGAAAACTTTCTCTGCTTCTTCAACCTTGCCTTTGTTTCGCATAATGGCATCTGTGTAATGTTGAACACTTGCCCCTGTGTTTTCATATGCATCGTGCATCGCCCGTAATGATTTAACATTGTCATTCTGGACTGATTCTGTTTTTCGTAGGAATGGTATAAGGTCTCTTACTTTGCCAAGGAAGTTGCTGACCGCTGTTCCCGCCGTGATCAATGCATCTACCACAACCATTATTGCTTTGGCAAGTGTGCCAAGTGCTGTTATGAATAATTTTAATGCTCCGCCAACTGCTATTCCCAATGACTTAACAAGGTCATCATTTTCTTCAATGAATGTTGTTAGGTCCAGTGTGACATCTTTCAATACTGGTGATAGTCCCTGTCCAAATGTGTTGGCTGTGTTTTTTAGTGCGATTGAAAAGTTGGAAAATTGTGTGGATAAGTTATCCGTGACCCTTGCTGTTGCACCACCAAAGTCTGCTCTAATACCTGTGGATAGTGCATTAAGAATCTTCTTGGCACCTTCTGCCGTCTTACCAACATTGGATATTTCTAACCTTGAAAGTCCTAATTGTTCTTCAAGTATTCTGAATACCGGGACACCTCTGTCTGCCAATCTGTTAAGTTCTTCAAGACCCAATCCACCTGAAGTGGTTCTTGAAAATAGATCCGTCATTGCCTGCAACGAACCAATTTGGTCTGTCGTTATCGCCGCCGTGTCTGTGAATAGTGTTAGTAAGTCTTTGGTTGGTTCAATACCACTGGCTTTCAATTTAATGAAAGTGGTAGTAAGATCCTCAACACCAAATTGTGTTTGGGTAGCAAAATTACTTACAAAGTCAAACGCCTCCGCACCTGCCTGTGCTGATCCTGTGACTGACGCAAGTGCATCACCTAAGTCCTCAAACCTGGCAGTGGTTGAAACAATGCTTCCAATTAGTTTGGTTGCTCCAATTGCCGCCAAGGCTCCACCAGCACCCTTTAAAAGTGTGCTCAGTTTTAAACTGCTGGCCTGCATCGTGGTAAGTTGCTGATTTACCTTGCCCAAGGCCGCTTGATTTTTTACTGCTATGTTAAGAAGTAAATTACCTTGGGCCATTATCGTCTACCCTTTTGCTGTGCTTTTGCTTTGTTCATAGTCTTCTTGTTTTCCTTGTCTTCATACAGCAAATAACCCAACCACAATTCGTGTTCCAGTGTTGACATCTGTAATACTTCTTCGACAGATTTTTTTAATCTGTCCGCCAGCATCATTACAAACCTTAACTCAACACTGGCCGCTATTCCTTTGCGGCTTCGTCCTGTGTAGCGGTTATCTTGCCGTTATTGATTGCAGAAGCAACCTTGACAACAGTCAAAGGATCAGCCTCATTCATCAATTTTATTTTGTCAGCATCAGTGAAAAGCCTTTTTCCATCTTTGGATCTAGCCTTTGTCACAATGCTTTCAACAAGTGCTTCTACCGTCTTGCCTTGTGATTGCAATTCAAGTATTTTGCCCTCGTCTTTAAGCGGGTATGTTGTTCTAAAATAGATATCAGTGCCCCACTCCTCACAATGATACATTTTCATTTCACCACCAATCGCTGATTGATAGTGTTTTGCGATTTTGTCTGTTATTGACATTATCCTAGTCTCCTTCTGCTTGTTCTAAGCACTTCCCCCGCGGCAGGTCGTGTCATACCACGCGGTGCTTGTTTTGAATATCCATCATCTAGGCGTCCTATGTAAGGAACACGGTTGGAAACACGATAAGAAAACTGTTTCTGTTTTTTTATCCTCCAACCTTTTCTAGCACGACCAGTTTTGACTGGTGTCTTGTCTTTGACCAGACCAAAGTAGTCATTGGATATCAGGCGAACGGATTGATCGATTTCCTTTTTAAGATCAGCCGCTACCTTTGTGCCGTTAAATTGGATCGTGACATTCAACATTATAAATCTGTCTTCGTCAACGCTCCATCACCTTGGAATGTCACACTTGCTTCAGTCATACCATCAAAGTTTGTTGTGATTGAATGACCAGTTATGATAACATTTCCAGATAGTTTTACACCAGTTGTCTCACCTGATGGGTATAGTTCAATAGCCACAGAACCGTTTGCTCCTCCGATTGCGTCGAATAGGCTTTTTTGCCCGTCGTCGTCTTCTCTGAAGAACAGGTCCATAGTGCCAGAGAACTGTTTCAGTCCTGGTAGGTAAGATCTAGATACCGAACCCATAACAGTTGATTCGATAGTTTGTGTTTCTTGATCAATTGTGAATGATCTAACACTTGCTACCGCCGTTACCGCTGAGCCGTCATCAGAGAACTTAACCACACCAGATTCACCTGTGTATGTCGCTGTATTAGTCGCCATTTGTTGTCTCCTCTATGTTTAGATCGTCCGGACCAGGGAGATCTTTAACCTCTCGTTCCAGTTTGGGTTTTTTGGCCCTTCTGGGTCTTAAGGTTATTTTGGTTGTTGTTGTAGTAGATGGTTCTGTGGTCCAACCATCATTCAATCGTGCTTGAACATCCATTCCTCGCACCATTATTGAATTTTGTCCTTTGTATAATTTAATAGCCATTATAATACTCCTTTTTTGTATCTGTATATCACATCGCATAAAACAATTACTTCGCCCAATGGTAGTTCTCTTTCAACTACCTCAACATTTACTACTCTTGTTGTGACGTTGTGTATGTTTGTGTCTGCCAATGCAATATCTCTATCTCTGGAAACCTCTAATGTTTCTTCAATTCTTTCTACTATTTCATTTCTAAGTGTGTCAATCTCTGTGCCCCTCACATAACATCTTAATTCATATGCTATTCTGCCTTCTCGCATATCAGTGGCAACATCTTCTCTGGTTTCATTTGATGTCACAACCAATACAGCAGGAAATTGTGTGATGGCTAATTTTTGCACATCAAAGAATACCCTTGAAACTAAACCTGGAGCAGGATTAGTCATATTCTCCAATTGTTCTGTTATGTTTTTTGCTATGTTTTCTCTTGCCGACATTATCTAATCAACCTACCCTTGTAAAATGATTGTTTTTCACTATCTGTAAATGTGCCTGAACTATCCAAGTCATAATGCACACCGTCTTTCAATATAAGGTCAAATTCTTCTTCGAACTTTGCCTTGTAGAATTTCATTTGTTCCTGGAATGAATCTCCATCTGGTTCAAATGTGCTTAATTTAGGATATATGTAGTAGGCTAAGACGTGATACACTGCGGCTCTAGTAAATTGATCTGAATTCAATCTACTTGGTGATAGTTTTGTGCTACCACCCAACACGGATATATCATATCTTGAAAATCCAGTTGTGGGCCACCATTTTACATTCAGTAGTCTGATGATGTCGTCGTAAGTTTTTTGGTGTTCTGTTAAAAATTCCTGTATGCCGTATTTCTTTACGTCAGGAACATAACTTATTAGGTCTGAGTCTGTTGCGAATTGCGCCATTGTTAAAAGTCCTTCTTTTAATTCTACAAGGGCCTCCCTTGTGATACAGTTATTTATTGGATAAGTTGTAAGAAATTATCTTTCTTCATCACAGGCAATGACACATCTGGATTGCCATCGTGCACCACATATACTTCCCAATTTTTAAACAAGTTTTCTATTTTCTTTTTGCTGTGTGTGGTATATTTCCTTCTTGGACCTGTTTGATAGATATGATCAAAACTGCTGTCATCATTTAGGCCCCAATCACAGCCTAGGATATACACTGGTTGTTGAGGATACTTTTCAACTGCTACCCAACAAGCCAATACACCTGAATTGCCTCCACTTACAATTTGGTTTACAATAATATTCCAATTGGGCATTTGTGCATCTGACCTTGTGTAGTATTCAACACCCTCTTGCATTTTGATTTGTTCTACAACACCAATATCAAATGCCGCCACAGCATCCACTGGTCTAAGTTTTTCAATGTAGTTGCAACCTATTTCAATTGGTTGTCGTGGTAATGATTGAACAAGATCTTTTTGTGAAGGACCATTAAACCAAATTACAATTGACATATCAATATTTAACAGCCACAAAAAAAGGGCGACATAAAGCCGCCCTTTAATTTTACTAGCGTGGTATAAAACAATTAGATTGTGTTGTCCACTGCTATTTTAACACCATAAGAGTTGTGTAGAACTGATACACCATATCTTGTTGATGCAACCACTTCTTCTGCTCTTAATGAAGCGTCTCTTTGAGTTTCAATTGCTATGTTCTGTGCAACCGCTAAACCTAAGGCGTCTCTTGCGAATACACCGTTGACTGAACTAGTCGCTGAATCTTGAACAACATTTGAACTTTCAAAAATGTCAATACCAGCAATTCTGCCAATGTAACCTTCAGACATTGCCTGATTAGTCACAGCAAGTGAGTTGCTTGGGTTTGCAAAAGTGTTTGTTAAGTTAGACTTCAACGCGAACAAAGACTCTGGAGAGAACACACCGTAGTATGGTCCAGGAACCGCATTTGATTTTAAAGTTGCATATGCTTTGTGTAAGTCTGCCACTGTTAATTCACTTTGCGTGTCTGTAGACGTGTTGATTGAAGTTGAAAAAGATGAGAACAAAGCCGTTAATGCTCTGTCGTGTCTTTTTGCAATCGCTTCACCAAATAACTTACCTAGGTCTGCGATAACATTTGATACTGAGTGGTTTTTAGCCATATCAGTCACCATTGTTCCGATACCTGCTTCAGTTAATGTGATGTCTGCTTTGTCTGTTGAAATAGCCGCTAAAGATATTTCAGAGTTTTCACCAACATCTGATGCGATTGTTTGTGCCGCGTATAAAGGAACTTGTAGAACCTTACCTGCGTTTGCTGGAACTGTAAAGTTTTTTACAAGTCCTGGCATAATTGAAGTTTCTGATGCAACGAACATCGCCTCTTGGACGATCGGTGCGATCAAATCATTCAATGTAGTTGTAGTTGTATTAGCCATTTTGCTAATCTCCTTTGTTTGTTGTTAATATAAGATCTAGTAGCCTAGTTTTTTCCTATGCTCTGCATAGATCTTTCTATGTTCTGGATTTGTCATATCCAATTTATTAACATCAACTGGTGAAACACCTTCTGTGCCTGTGTTCGACTTAGAACCACCGCCTGGTTGTCCCGCTGAAACAAAGTGTGGATTAGTTTGTAGGAATTCTGCAACCAACCCATTAATGTTCATTGGATCACCAGTCTCAGTGTATCTAGGTTGACCCGTTTTTGGATCAATGACTTCAACTTCTCCTGACTCTGTCATCTTGACGTTATTTCGCACCAATGTAGCAACCTGCTCAGGATTAATTGCCCTGTTGGTTGATGCCGCATTGATCAAAGCACCGTCAACTTTGATCTTTGTCAGTTCTGAAGTCAAACCGCTGATTTTGTTTTGGAATTTCTCCGCATTGTCTTTCAACAGTTTCTCGAACTCTGACTTCTCTTTTGCTTGGGAAATTTTTTGTTCTTCTTCCTTCGCCATAAGAGCCTGGTATTTCTCAACATCTATACCTTCAAACTTTTTTGCATACCTGGCTTCAGTCTTTCTTCTAGTTTCCGCCGCTATTGCATCAAGTTCCGCTTGGGTATAAACTTTCGCGGGTTGATTATCCGCTTGTGCCTGCTCTGTGTTAGAGACTGGTTCAGCCGTTGCAGTAGCCGGTTGAATGTCTTGCGATGTATTCTGATCCATCGAGATCCTCCTTTTGTTATGCGTGGCAGGATATACCACTATGCGTTTATTTATTGGTAAAACTGTTCAAACGAGTCTATATCCCACTTTTGGTAGTATCCAGACTTCTTTAATATTTTTTGTGCTTGTCTCAATTTTTCCAAATCCTGTATCATTATCAATGGCAGTTTGCCATAACTGAATGACACACCTTTATGTAGTCCATCGTTTTCTGGGTGGTCATACATTATGGCAAATTTAGGATTTTGTTTGTGTGCCTTTTGGCACAGATTGGATAATTTTTTTTCTGTTATCGGTTGTTCCAAATAAAGGATGACAATGTCCAAATGGAAAACATTAAAAAGGCCACAACAATGATTAATCTGAGATAACACATCTTTCTTTGCCATTGTGATCTGTATTTTTCTATCTTGTAAAGTTTTTTTTGCAAACGGACAGATTGTCGCTCCACTCTCTTTATGCTTCTTAGCAACAACCTGTCCAATCCACTTCTCAATGTCTTTACCTACGTCTGCCACTTGGTTTTCTTCTTCCAGACTTAGATCCTTTGTTCTTCTTTTTTTTCTTGTCCATTTTGGTCCTCCTTGATCCTGTGTTTGGTTGGGAACTTCTCTGGTCGTCCCTCGTTTCTTGAAGGAGCATACAATTCAAGTAGTTCAATGCCTCTGTGGTGTGCAACCTTTTTTAAAAGTATGCAGGCCTTTCTTGCTCTAGTGGCATTGGTCTTGCTTGGATGCTTCATCAATTTCTCATAGTGTGTAAAATAGTCCAGACACAGTTGTTTAAACTGTCTGTGCCTTGCTGTCTCTTCTGGTAATCTGTAAAGTTTTCTAATCATCTAGTTCTTGTGGTTTAATACTTGTAAATTGTATTGAATGCCAAGGAGCCACCCTACCATAATGATTTCTGTAAAGTTCACCTGTTTGCACAGATTGGGCGGCCATATATTCTTTATAACCTTTGCTAAACATTTTTGGACCAATGACTTTTGCTGGTTTCCATTCCTGTCCATTCTTGTAATATTTGGAGTGATGGACTTTGTGTCCAGTGCTTTTCTTTACGCCTGCCATCAATAACCTCCATTAAAAGTTCCTCTCGATCCAACAATGTAATTCAAACAACAAGTAAATCATAAAACCTACGAATAACCAAAATGTTATCATTGCCACGCCCTGATGCTCCAGTATGCTGGTGACAATGTTTTTTGTCCTTTGACTTTTTTTAATATGCCTCCAAACCTTGCAAGGAATGATTTCTTTCTTGCTGGTATGTTGGATTTGATCCTCATAGTAGGATCACCGTATCTAACTATGTTCACAAGTCCTGTGGATTTGTTTCTCACATAGACAGCAAATTTTTTAGACTTGCCTGGTGTCCTAAAAGGTTTATTGAGTGTGACTTTTCTGCCTTGATATTCTGCCATTATTTTTTCCTCAAGTCAGTGTCGTGTTTTTTTGATCCTCTTATAAAAGAATTTACCCTTGCCATTGCCCATTGGTTCATACCAATGCCTGGTCTTGATCCAGCACCTAGGAAGGCACCTTGTCCTCTTCTAAAAACTTTTTGTAATGTGCCAAGAGTATATCTTGAATTATCCGCTTTGGTTTGTAAAGTTTTTCTTACGGTGTCTGATAATGGTCTACTTTTTTTTGCCAAGTTTCACCCTCCTGTCAATTAATGTTTGTGGAATCCTTTTGCCTTGTTTGTATAATCTGCTGATACGATTGACCACACTAGCAAGTTCTTTCCTTGCTGATCCTTTTATACCTGATAGATATTTTTTAGGTAGTGCTGACGCCTTGTCCTTCGGCACCCGTCTCTGTTTGGCCATTGCTATCTCCCATTGCTTTGAAAAATGTTTGTATTTCAGGATGTAATGTTAATATCTCTTCGTTTGTAAGTTTGTCATTAACAATCATATCTCTCATATGTTCAACCATATCTGCAGGATTTTCCATAGGCGGATGTTCAACGCCATTGTCTGCCATTAGGTTTTGCATATCTTGTAAGTCATCTTCATCTTTTGCAAGTATTTCAATTGTTTTTTGATCAATGATATTTTTTACATTTGGAGTAGCCGCCGCTGAATCTCTTTGTGCGGCCGCGGCCTTGTTGATAATATCCATATCAAGACTTTTGTCTCTGATGTGGAAAGCCATAGGATATTTTATTTGACCATCCCAAGCCTTGCCTTGCCAAAGTCCAAACAGTCTAAAAATTTGTTCTTCTGCAAGTTCTAAGTTTTTTGCCTTTTCACATAATTTGGCATCCAACATTAAAAATTCTGATTGCATAGCAATACCTGACATCTGTCTTGTTTCTATTGCTCTGATTGAACCCATATGTGCCATTCTGTCAATGCTTCTAACTGTCTCGTCCATTGTTTTAAGTATGGCTTCTAAATTACCACCGTTTGGTTGTAATAGGTAAGGTTTAAGTGCAGGATCTAATTCTTCTGGCATATCAATAATTGCACCTGCTCCTGCCTGTGCAGATACTGATCTTGTTTTAACCAATGAAGGATGGTTGGTCAAAGATATAAGTTGTTCTGCTTCTGAATAACAATTACCCAAAAACCTTTGTGCCTGTGCAATGGAGTCAATGTCTGATACACCTATGCCTCTGATTGGTCCTCTGTTGGCATACACCCAAACTGCTGGAACTTTGCCCAGTGTGTTGGGTTTGACTTCAACCTGTTTCATTGGGTTTTTTACATCTTTGCCATCATATGAAAATAATTCTATTGTTTCTGGTGTCCATCTTCTCACAAAGAATTCACCTGTTCTTTGATATGGTCTTTCGTCTTGTTCTAACAATGTTAATTCTGTCAGTTCATAATGTCCATTTGCTTGTCTAACAAATCTCCAATTTAGGATGTTCTCTGGAGTAATGATAGTTGTGTAAGGTCTAATGCCTTGTTCTAATTCTTCTGCTCTTGTGCCAACCTGTGTGTCTGGTCTGTCTACCAATACCAAACAATGTCCATAGATAGAACTTTGTATGTTGACATCTCTCATAAATGATTCCCAAGTTCTTCCTTCGAAATCTGCATCTTCTAAAAAGTTTTCTATTTCAGGTGATCCTTCCAACCAACCAAAATCTCTTTTTGGTGATTGTCTATATAGGAATGAATTGTATGTGTGAACTATGCTTCTGCAATGGTTGTCTTCTGCCGCTTGTGATAATCTTTGTAAGTAATCGCCTTCATTCTCATATTGGTATCTTTTCAAATACATTCCTCGCTTGTATTCAGCACCACCCAAATAACTTCTCTTTAAAAATCTCCAGTGGTTGATGTATTGATCGTAATCTTGATGCACAGGTAATGAAATGCTTTTGCCCGTGTCGTCTGTGAATGATGTAGTGGTTAAACCGTAAACGTCTTGTGCCATTATCTATTTGCTCCTAGTTTCACTGCAAATCTTTCAGGTGTGTGTTGCTCATATGCAGTTCTGATTGGATATAAGAATGAAATAAGATATCCTAAAGCATCGTTCATATGGTCAAATCCTTGCGTCTTGTCCGGCAACACGGTTCCTTCTTTATATGTGTGTTTGCTTACACTATTTAACAGATTCTTACACTTGGGGTGGATGAAAACCTGTCGTTCGTTGGATGCTGAACAGAGTTTTGCATTGACTGAATTTATCCTGTCTCTGATTGCCATATGCCTTGGTGGCACCTTGCAAACAAAACCTGCATTCATTAAAATGGATAAATCAGTCCTTCCACCTGCAGATGTTTTTCTCTGTCTTGATGCTGGATCAGGATATACAAATATTTTTTTGCCTGGATATCTACGATGTATCTCTTGGCATAGTTCATCTGTGTTTGAACTCCATATTTGTATTTCATCCATCACATAAACAATACCATTTTGTATGTAGGAAACCACAGCACACATTGGATCCAAGTTAAAGTCCATTCCTATGTGTATGATGTTGTTGTCTAATGGTTGATCAAAATGTTTAACATTTTCACTCATTGAAAAACCATAATAAATTATACCAGAATAAGTTTCCCAAGTTGCTTGGTATTCCTGACGGAATGTTTTTGCATCTAGATCTCTTTTGGCTTGTTCTACTTCACCACTGTCCACAAATCCACCTTCCAGTGTTGTGAACAAAAAACTTGAATATTCTTCTTCTGTTTGATCTTGTCCTCTTTGATAAAGATCGTGGAACCAATTCATACCTTTGGGTGTGCCTGCAAACACGGCTGATCCTTTGGTGTCAGATAATGTTGGCCTTAATACTTCTGACCAAGCCTGTTCATCTATATCAGCACATTCATCTAACACTATAAAATCAATACCAACACCCCTCAATGAGTCTTTGTTGTCAGCACCTCTGAGGCATATCCTTGATTTGTTTTTTAATTCTATTGTAAGTTCTGCTTCGTTGACTTTCCTTATCCAACGCAAGTCTTTTAGTATCTGTTTTAATTTTACCCAAGCAATTTGTTTGGCTTGCCTATAACTTGGAGCCACATACCAACATACCTTGTTGGGTTCCTTTGCTTTAAAACATAGTTCTCTGATTGCTAGTGTGGTTTTGCCAAATCTTCTACCGGTGACCAACACCCTGAATCTTGCTGGATCATCCGCTACCCTTCTTTGCGGTTTTGATAATTGCATATAGAGTAATTATATGGTGTTTATTTGTCTTCCCAAGGTAATGGTGCCGTTGACTCTTCATCTGTTGGTGAGTCTTGTTGTCCTAACCAGTTTTTACCTAGGAACATAAGCATACGAGCATCACCTGCCAATGCTTTTTCAAATTGTGCTCTTCTTAAACTTTTCTTACCTTCTGCCTTGCCTTTTTCAATAAGGTTCTTGAATCTCTTTTTTAATGTTGCAACGGATGTGCCCACACAGTCTGCAATCTCTTCATATGTGCAGTGCATTGATGCTAATTTAAAAATTAAATCGTGATCTAATTTGTATGATTTCTTTTGTGCGTCCATTATAGATGTTTCTCTCCCACAACAATTCTAAATCTTCTTACATCTGTGTCTCCACCTGATGTCACAATGGTCACATCAATGTTGTAGACATTGCCTGATGTTCCATTTCTTAATCTTACATTTACAACCTTGCCTGTCACAGTGACATCTGTTGAAGCATCTGTTGGCAGTGCCAATGGTGATGCATCTCCTGATATTGTTTCTATTGCCACAGAGGCAGATGATATTGCATCACCGCTGTTTAGATAATCTGTAAAGTCAACACCATATTGGATGTTTGCTGAAGGATGTTTTTCTATGAAAGCACCTTGGTTGTCTCTTTTGAATCCTGTTAAGTTTGCCATTAAGTCTCCTGTCTTATCCTTGGTATGCTACTCCTATTAGTGAAGTTAGGTCTAAAGATTTTAAATTTCCTTGTCTCCTCAGAAACTTTTATGTCTCTTGTTTCACTGACGATAGTATTTACACGAGTTTCTTGTAAAACTGATATATTCCTTTCCTCTGGCAATGCCATTATGGTTCTTAATTCTCTGTTTACCTTGATAATATTGAAAGGATCTGTTAATTCAATCACACGACCAATGGATAACTGGCTGTATAATGCGTTTAATGTTAATTGGAAGTGTCCATATATTGCTCCACCTATAAAGTCAACGGTTGCGTTTGCTGTGTGTGTTGCATTGCCACCAAATGTTGCATTACCTGTAATGTTTGTGGTTGCATTGGCTGTTATAGTTTTGCTAGTATCAAATGTTGCACTACCAACGATGTTTGTTGATGCGTTGGCTGTGATAGTTTTGCTAGGGCTAAATGTTGCATTTCCTGTTGTTGATGTAGAAAATGCACCAGTGACAGACTGTGTGACATCTCTCAATCTTGTAGGAGTTGCAGAAACTGTGAATGCAGAACTGTGTCCAACCGTAGGAGCAAATATACTAGAGCCAACTGTAAGTTGACTG